GGTTCGCGTCGCGAACCCGTAGGTTGATTATCGCCTATGAAAAATACTTAGTATATGCCATAAGCTGGTGAGCTTTCAACGGTTCTCTGCAGAGAACTGGAGACTGCATCAGTCGGATAGTAGACGGGGCTACAGAGGTTCGAATTCTGCAACAGCACTACTTTCGAACTGGATTTCTTCTGAAATTAGTTCTTTATCCGGTAGGGGAACGAATTGATTCGTTGAACCATTGAAGTTGAGATTCCCATAAGTCAAGTGCGAACCGCTGACGCGGTTCGTTTGGTCGATCAGGCGACGCCATCGATCTTCCTGTACTTGAAATGCAACAGAAGCGGACCCTTCCAGGGTACCGACTTCTGCTATGAATTCATCGATTTCGGCCCTATGCAATAGGTGGTCTGTAAGACCTTTACCGTCATCGGTTTTCCACCTGAGTCTATCGAAGATAGCACCAGGGCGGACACCAATTGAGAAGACACGTCGTGCCTTATCCCAATTCTTTCGTAAGAGTGAAGCTACACCGTCGGTGAGCCTCTTATCTGTTCGTTTGTTCACTTCTTCGAAGTGACGGCGAAAATTTTCCATACGCTGGTCGAAGACTCTAAGCGATGGTAATATCTCCATATTTCTGTACAGAAGTGCAGATCCGGGGAGTAATTCAGCTTGGGAGCTAGAGGCTCCTTTTGCTCTAAGTATAGTTAGATTGTCAACGAATCCTTCGTTGCGCATACACAACCACGTTGTAGTTGGATCTAACTCTTTACGGTAAGGAGGTTGCTTCGCAATCCATACTGCCGTTTCTTCCAAATCTCGTTCTTCCAGAACGACTTCGGAAATTCCTGGTATTTTGATTAGATTGTTATCTAGATTCATATACCTGTCTTCCCATGGGATGTCTTTGACAAAGCCACCCATAGGGTTATCTTCGGACTCGAGGAAAAGTTTTTTGAAAACTCTCGCTCTTTCGAGCTTTTGGGCGACGCCCTTAAGAGTCACGAATCCTGCTCGTTCGGCTATGGAGATTTTCTCCTTATAGCCACGATCTTTTACGGTTTCTTCAGACAAGGCCTGGTCCAGGTCTTCTCTTTTCCCACTTTTCAAGTGGTGTTGGAACCGCTCCCTATCCACGAGGTTCAGTACCTGCGGTAAACTGAATACTTCTGACGCTCTCGCCAGAATCGCGATGTCATCGCGTTCTTGGATTTTTCTTAAGTTTATCCCGCGGCCGTACCGGTCGCCGGAAAACGATGAAAGCACAGGTATTGTTAGACTGCTGTCTAACTGTCCTGTTCGTAACCCTTTCAGCGCCTTCTGATGAAGATTGCTCAAAGTAGGAATCACACGCTTGTACGAAGTACCTGGAGGATTAAACCCCAGACCCCCGTATTCTACGGGGAGCGTGTAACTACGTCTACCAGGCAAGTAACGCTTGAACCTGCTGACAAATATCAGCCAAGCCAGCTTCGAAGAAGCTTGGAACTTTGGGTTGTTAGAAAGCCATCGAATCTCTTGCAAGAGATCTCTCGCTTTTCCAGATACAGGATTAGTAGTTTCACTACTATCCTTGACTTTCGATGCAATCGAAAGCAATCTGATTTTAATGGAATCGACAAAGACCTGTTTCTCGTAGAGATCGGGTCCTCGGCTGTAAGCCAAAAGTGTCGCTTTTGCGAACTTTACGATTACCTTTTCACAGTATTTACCCACGAGAACGTTTGGGTAATACGATTCGCCGTGCTTGGTCGCCGACAGCGCCAAGCCGTTTAGTAAGTGCACCGTACCTATGTACTTTAGATATACGCGTGGGCCGACACAGACGTGATCGTCCCCAGCTGCACCAAAGTTTCTCCACCAGGGCTTCGCCCGTAGTGAAATTTTTCCCAACTCTCTGCTTTGCAAGTAGTCTGAGAAGGCAAGTGTTTCTGCACACAGATTGTGTAGCATCAGCACTATTTTAGTACCGGGTCGGCCCATAAGGATTCCGCGTGTACTTGTACTACCGTTTTCCAGTGTCACTGGAGAACAAAGTAGATTTATGGCTCGAGTCATATACGTCGTATTTGTCTTGCTGCCTTTAGCGAATCCTAGGAGAAGTCGACGACTTATCTCCAGATCGCAATGATCGGTTGCTTCACTCATGTCTGAGGTTAGTAAACCGAATTGGGTCAGGTCAGAGTTTAACTCTTCACTCACTTCGTGAGTAAAACCTTTGACCCATTCAAAGTGCTGGTGAGCTTTTGCCATACCAGCATGTGCAAATGGGTGATTCTTAAGCATACTGCCGAGAACATGTGCTAACGGCTGCAGAAGCAGCGTAGCCGCCCATATATCTGCGGTCACCGCACGGGCTTTCAGCCCGGGTTCTCCTACAAAGGATAACGTGACCGGTAATGGTTTAATGATTGCCTTAGAAAAGGGATTCATATAACCGCATTTTACGAGGTGGTCGAATGAACATTCGATCAACTGATTTCCTGTGTAACAGTCAAATCCGTAATTCACCTCTTCAAAGATAGATTCCATTTCTATGGACATGAACTCCTTTTCGAGGCGTTCGTCTATCATTTCATCAGGCACGTGAACCGTTTTCCAACGCTCCACGCCTTCTCTTACGTAGTAAGGTCGAAGGTAGCCTAATACATAACCCGTGAATGTGGACTTTTCAAGTGCCCATTCACGGAAACATACCCCTACGGCGGCGGATCTTCCGCCCTCGCGTCGCGAGAGTTCGAAACAGCCGGAGTTGGTTAAAGAAACGTGAGAGTGATTCTTGTGAGAATTTACATCACGTATGAAGCATTCGCGACCGACCTCTTCAGAGGCCCAGCTTAGCTGTTCGTCCCATGCAGCTGTAGTTACTACAGCTGGCAAATGCATATTTTCATAGAATTTCTCTTTTGAGGCTTCTATGATTTCTTTCGATGGTGTGGGGAACCCACGAGTCATCGATATTAGAGTACTAACACGCGTTGCTACGCTTTTGCTTAGTATTCCAGTTTTAGCCACTGCGTCTATCCAATGGACGCCGGTATTGAAAATACCGTCTTTAAGACACCAAGTGTCGGAAGGAGGCTGCATTGGTTCAAGTGTTTCGATTCTCGAAACTTTCCACCAAAAATATTGACACCATTTCTTTTGCAAAAGAAGTGCGTGTTCAATTGATGTTCCCTTTGCTGTGGTAATATACCACCGGCGCCAATCTTCGATTGGGCCAAGGGATTTTAAGAGTTCAGGTTCTGCGATTAACATTGCAGCTTCGAAGGCATGAAAGCCTATCTCGAGTCTATCGAGCTGATCTCCATTTAAAGCCAAGATATAATCTACCTCTACGAGGGTCATATGGCTATTTAAAAGTATAGAGCGGAGCCGTTTCGCGGCCCGTGGATGCAGATTCTCTGGTCCAATTTCTCTTAATCTTCTACGTTCCTGCGCTCCTGGGTCCCAGTCGCGCACACGTTTATCCGAGATGGAAACAATCCTTTCAAAGGATTGAGAATTATATACGTCGTATATGAATTCTTCCGCCTCTTTTGAATTGCCGTGCAAGGTACCCTTGCCGGAATTCACATAGGTTCGGTCTCCTACCAGCATCGAACATTCACGTACGCTTTGCGTCGCAATAGTTGATACGTCAGAAACCTTCGGGACTGAGGTCGATGCATCATTTGCACCGTTAGGTTGGTACAGCAGAAGCTCACCG